ACTTTGCGTAGGGCGTCTAAATGCATGTCACCCACAGATATAGTCACGTTTGTCTGGGGTCTATTCCCGTATCGCTCTTGGTTGTACGAGCCTGCCATGAATTTACGCCACTGGACTTTCTCGCGGGTAGCGGCTATTTCACTGCTGCTTGAGCCGCCATCAAGCTCATCTACCATTGTTAAGCCTTGCTCTACAAGTGCATCAGCTGCTTCACGCCTAGCTTTACCTAAAGCCTGCGAATATTCAGGTATCTTATTTAAAGTTGTGCTGAGATATTCCCTGTTGCACCCAAAATCTTTCGCAAGCTGGGTTATAGTATTACCTGAAGCAATCTCCTGAAACAGATAATCTGCCCCGCCCTTCTCTTGTATCTCATTCAATATACGTTTGCGTAATGGTCTACCTGCCATTGCTATACTCCAATTTTTCAAAATTTTACGACAGGATGGGGGTATAATGCAAGGGGTACGGGGGGGTGGGCTTGTATGTGAGAGGGTAATAATAATAGTAGTGGGTAAAATATTGCGAGACGGGGGGGTAAATCTATATATTGCCAGCGCTAATCAATCGCTTAATTCTGATAATCTGAAAGTTAACATAATATACATTATCGGACTCTAAGCAGCTTGAATGACATATGTTAAGCAATATCAATCACTTAGCTTAATAATGCCTAATATATGCCTAATATGAGTTATGCATCGTTCGGATTATCCGAAACTAATTGACAATGTTTAATCCTGGCAATATACACACGCGCCCGCGCTTTGGTGTTTGTACGTTTAGTTTGTCTTATTCCCCAATGCTTACCAACGTCACCCACGTCAACCAATGCTTAACAATATCATTCCAACGCTTGCTTATCCCTTCCAATGTTTAGCAATGCAATACAAATGTAATGCAAATGTAATGCAAGCATTAGCCAGCAAGAGTAACATAAGTTTAATTCATTATTACTTCTTTTTGGTAAGTTTTAATTTAATTATATCCAAAATACTTGACAGTTTAAAAATATATTATTATTATTTATCAGAGATAAATAATAATAATATATTTTCTTCAACTACTGTTTGCTAGTGATAATATAAGATTAAACCAACCCATTAAACGTAATAAAAGCCAGCAAATAATACAGGCTTTTTATATTAATGTTATATTTATTAAACTGCTAATTTAATGAATACTTCGCAAGTTTTATCTAAGCCATGTGTATTCATGCAGCTATGAAATTGCTGGCTTGTTTTATTTCCTTTAAATTTTATCTTATGTAATTGTTTTGTGTTTTTATCTGTTATTACACAAACACCTTGCCAAAAATCCACTTCGTAGTTTTCATTTGAATAATCCATTACACCAACCCACTACCAATAGCTAAAAAAAGTAAACCTATTGCAAAACCAACTAAACATACCAGGCCAGCAAAGTCATACACGCCCAATAATATCAATTCATTCCTAATTTTTCGCTGGCGTTTAATTGTTCTTAATTCTCTGTTAGTCATTTAAAATTCCTCTTTAATAATCTTTTTTACTTTTTCATCATCTCTATTACATAAAGCATTACTTATATTTTCGTTATCTAATGCAATGTCCGGATCGATACTGTTTTCTAAACATATTGCTATAAATTCATTTTTAGTCATTTTATGCCACCCCATATAAGATCAACAAATTCACTTGGATTTTTCAAGTAAATTGCTAAATACTTTTCTTGTTCTTTTTTGTTAAGTTTTTCAAAAAAGTTTTGTAAAGCTTTTCTTAAATCTGTTTTTTCTTGATTAGTCATTTTATTCACCCTCTTTATTTTATTTATACATAATAATTAATGCATATTAATGCAGCTGTCAATACATTATTATATATTTATTATATTTTATTTATATATTACCTATTGACAGTATATATAATATATATTAATAAGGTTACATAACTAAAACAAAGAGGGATAATAAAATGACAATAGGCGGTTATACAATGGATGATTTAGGTTATGGGATAACAGTTAATCAATACGAAAGTGGTTGGTCATTCTTTTTACAAGGTGATGATGCAATTCAATTTCGTAATGAATGGGAACTAGCACAAGAAAATAATATTTCTTTCGGTAGGTTTTTAAATGACCAAGATTATAATACATTATTTTGTTAATAACATAACCAAAACAAAGAGGGATAATAAAATGACCAAAGTACACCATACAGTTTATAAACCACGTTATGAAGCTTATATATTAGACACGATTACAGATATAAACGGCGATGAATTACCTACCAGGGAATCTAAGGTTGAGCGTTTATTTTATCGTATTAATTCAGAATGTGGTTGGAACATTGCCAGAATTGGTAAGCAAAAAGCTATTGCGGAATGGTTATCTGGATTAGCTATTGATATTGAGTATTATTATGATGGTATTGTTGACCTTGCAATTAAATTTGGTTCAATCGACGAAAACCCAAACGATAAATTATATAATAAAGTTTGTGAAAACTACTGGTTATTTATGGCAAATGTTATTTGTGGAATGGAGCAAAGCAAATGAACAAACAAGAATTAATCAAAGCATTAGACAGCGGTTTAGATGTTCGCTGGTCAAATGATAGCTATGAATGTTTTAAAGATACAACAGGCATTTATTCAGTAATTTGCACGTCAAACGATAGCATGATCGGTATATTCAGCAAAGATATGCAGCGAACAAACATAGGTTTAAAAGATTGTTATATTAAACAGGAGCAAAGCAAATGAAAGATACAGTAAAAATAAAGCGTGAAGCATTGGAGCAGCTAACCGACTTTGTTCGTAAAGATATAGAAGTTGCACATTTAGAAACGTCCGATAATGAAGATTTAACATATATTATAAATGTAACAAACGCATTAATGGCTGGAAAATATTCGCTTGAACTATACAAAAATGAAAATCATGTTTTTATTGAGATAGAGCAATTAGAATTTTTGACAGAACATACGCAAGACAGTTTTGATTTTATTGCACCAGATACAGATTGGAATTGCTTATCTGATATGCTGGCAACTAATCTTTTAGCAAGTGCTATATTGGAGGCAAGGCAAGCAATGCAAATTGAGCCAGAAACAAAAGAGGGGCAAAACAAATGATTAATTTAATTAAAGGCGATTGCTTTAATGAGCTGCCAAAACTTAAAAGCCAAAGTGTAGATATGGTTATAACATCGCCACCATATAACAGAAAAAGAAACGATAAATATAATAATCATAATGACATAAAAAGCGATTATGTTTCATTTTTAGAAAAATCAATTAATGAATGTTTGCGGGTTTGTAAGGGTAATGTATTTTTTAATATACAAAAAAATACATACAACCATCAAGATGTTCATAAAATTATAGGAATGTTTTCAGATAAAATAATTGAGGTTTTAATATGGAAAAAATCTAATCCAATGCCAAACCCACATCTTATAAACGCATACGAATATATTTTAGTTTTATCAGATAATAATAAATCATTAAAGGCAAATAAAACTTACACATTAAACCACTTCACAACGCCAGTTTATAGTGCCAACCCATATAAAAATATACATAGAGCTGTAATGCATCCTGACGCTTGCGCTTATATGATTGATAATTTTAGCAATGAAGGTGATATAATATTAGACCCTTTTATGGGTGTAGGTACAACAGGTATTGTTGCATCAGAAAAAAACAGGTCTTTTATTGGTATAGAGTTAGATCAAGATTATTTTAAAATATGTAATTCTAACATTATGCTAAGTAAAAACAAATTTTGTTTAGAGGAGCAAAGCAAATGACAACTAAAGTAGTAGCGCAGCCTTGGTATGATATGGCTATCCAGGATAAATTTAGCATTCAAGTTGATGAATTAACATTTCACATATTAGACGAGTTAGGTAAGCCAATTGTAAACGACGATTTGACGCCTATGAAATTTAGATCATTACGAGAATTAGATTTTGTTACAGATTATCTTGAACTTGATGATTTGGAGGTAATCCAGTGATTAGTAGCGACCAAAAAATGACAATATCTTTAATTGAAAGTATGGACGAATTGAAGTTAAAACAATTCTTATTTCATAATCTTGAAAGTGTTGACCCACATTTATATAAATTATTGTTTAATAAAGTTACTCAAGAACAATTTCCAAATCGCGTTTGGGGCAGCTTAAATTACATGGTTGGCAATAGACTTTATTCATATAGAGAGCCAGAACGAAATCCAAAAACTAATCACAGTATATATTTTTATGATGTAATATTAAGGACTGACAAGTTTTTTTTAAATTTACCCAATTTTGGCAAAAAATCTTTAAAGGAACTTAAATTATCTTTAGATAAATTTGGCTTAAAATTAAATACAGATTTAAAAGATATTAAATATGAAGCGTTAAAATCTTTAAACCTTATCAATTTAAAACATGATTATTTGTTTGTTGAAAAGAGGGGCTTTATGAAATGATAGTTACATTATCACGCAAAGAATTAAGCGATTGCAAACAAGCTGCAACTTTACGCTGGCAATTAGCAAGGTTAAGCGGTGTCGTAAATCAAAGAAAAGATAAAGGCAGAACTGACCAGGATTTGGATATGCTTGGCCTTATGTCAGAATTATCGGTGGCAAGAATATTTGATATAAAACATAATCTATTTCAAATGGGTGTTGATGATGGTAGCGATATGTTTCTGCATAATATCTCAATTGATGTTAAATCAACATTTTACCCTACGGGCAAACTGTTGTTTAAATCAAAAGCAAGTTTTAAATCTGATTGCGCTGTATTGGCCTGCAAGATTGCACAAAACCAAATTAATGTTGCTGGCTTTATACCTAAAAAAGTATTTTTAGCACAAGCAGAACAACGTGATTTGGGACATGGTAAAGGATGGATGATTGAACAATCTGAATTAATGCCTTTATCAATGCTTTGGGAAGTTGCAACAAAACAAAAAATTAAGGAATTTAACAAATGACTTTTTTTACACTTTTAAGCATTTCCTTGACTTTAGAAGGTGGATCGAACTTTGAGAAAATGTATGCCAGCGCAAAAGAATGTGGTGATGCATTGCCAGCAATATATTATGAATACTATCCACATTTTCCTGATGCAATGGGGCAATGCCTGCAAACAAATAAAGTTTCATCAATAAATATTAAACCAAAATTACGTCCAGAAGGGTTAAAATTATGAATAAAGATAAAGCAATAAATGTTGGTGGTAAAAAGATTGTTTTTAACACCAATAATATTTTAAATGAAGTTTTTAAAAAACACATTAAAGATTTACAAAAAAACCAACGCGATGAAACGCCTATGTTAAATGAAAAAGGTCATTTTGTGAGGTTTATTGATGTCGATTGATCCCAGAACTGTAAGGCAAATTAGAATGGCAGCTGAACAAGGCTTAACGCAAGCAGAAGCTTCAAGGCTGTTAGATATGAACCAAAGCTATATAGCGCGAGCAAAAGCTTTATATAACATTAAATTTATAATGCATGAGGATAAATATGCACATTTCAGAAGCCCACAAGATGACATTGAGATTAATGAAAATGAACTCGTTGATGATAGAGGACATGAAAAACCCAGACCCAACCAGGGACAGGAAATATTACAAATGGTTTCTGGAGGAACAACAAGCTTTAATGGAGAATATGGAGTTGAGACTGAGAAGCCACCGAAAACAATCCAAGAGCTTAAAGAAAGATTAAAACAAAATGATAAGCAACACCATTACGAGATAATATATTCTTTTAAGCTGCAAGAATTTGAAAAACAGCAAATTAAATTAGGTTTAAGAACCCCATTACATAAGGGAAGAAAGATACAAAGTTTATCTACATCAAGTGCAAATAAAAACATTGCGTTAAACTCACAAAGCTTTCCCGCAAAGCATGAGACAGCTAAACAGCAGCGTATTTTAAAATCAATTAATCGTGGTGGCAGATATACAACATCTATGATTGCAAGGAATACAGGTTTAAGTGTTTCATATGTTGCACCGCAATTAAATGTACTTTTTAATCAAGGTTTAGTCTTGCGTAGTAACGAAAAACAACCACCTTTTATTGGTAGTTTAGATGGTAAAAAAACTTATCGTTACGTTTATTTTAAAAAAAATAATAATTAGTATATTGCACCCATATGATTTATATATATAACTGACTATAAAATAAAATGGAGAACAAAATGGATAAGAAAAGATTAATAAGTTTTAGTGAAAGCCAAGA